CTTCTTTTGCTACTAAATGTTTCATACTATCTATTTATTACCCAATTTTTATTGATGGCTATTTTCAAATCTTCTTCTGTTAATTCTGAAGCATAGGGACTGCCAACTAAACTCATAGTTCTTGTTGGTTGTCCCGTAAAATCTGGTAATTGATTAAATATATCAACTATAGCTTCTCTACTTATAGCAGTATATGTTAAACTAAATACATTTGTATAAGAATTATTATAAACAAAAGGAGATTCTTTACTAAATTTAATACCTTTAATACT